CTGGACAGACCCACCCTACAACGTGGCGATCGACGGCAAAGCAGGCAAGAGCATGAACGACGGCATGAGCGACGCCGAATTCAGAAAATTTCTGGATGCGGTTTATGCCAGGTATTTCGAGAACATGCGCGAAGGCGCGGTGATTTACGTCGCCCACGCAGACTTTGAGCGAGTCGCATTCACCGATTGCTTTGTCAAAGCTGGCCTGAAGCTGTCCCAAATCTTGGTCTGGGCAAAGCAAAGCGGAACCCTCTCGCGCCAGGACTTCAACTGGAAGCACGAACCAATCCTCTACGGATGGCGAGAAGGCGCTGGCCATTATTTCTGCAAAGACTTCACACTGACCACGGTGATCGATGACGACTTGGACATCGACAAGCTGAAGAAAGACGAAATGGTGGCCATGCTCAAGCAGATCAAAGAGCAAATGCCAACCACCGTCATCCGGCACGTTGTAGGGTGGGTCTGTCCAGACGAGGTCGGCTTTGTCGCCGTCCATGAGCTTGGCCAAGTCGTCGGCCTGGGTGCTGTCGCCGCACATGAGGCGGTGTTCGCCAAGCAACCAAACGTCACCGCGCTGGCTTTTCGGTTTCTCTTGGACTTCTGGGACTGCGTTCTCGTCTGTCAATCCTTCGGTGGGTTCTTCGGCCATGAGTTCGGACAACTCGTTTTTTCCAAAGCCGATCAGTGAAATGTCGAATCCCATGTCCTGAAGCTCACCGAGCTCGAGGTTGAGCATGGATTCATCCCATCCAGCATTGAGCGCCAGCTTGTTGTCCGCAATGACGTAGGCCCGTTTTTTGGCATCGCTCCAGCCTTTGGCCACCATGACAGGGACTTCGGTCATCTTGAGGCGCTGTGCCGCGAGTGTCCTGCCGTGGCCTGCAATGATGCTGCCGTCCTCGTCAACCAAGACGGGTGTGGTCCAGCCCCATTCCTTGATTGATGCGGCTATTTGGCCGATCTGCTCGTCGGAGTGGGTGCGGCTGTTGCGAGCGTAGGGCGTGAGGCGGGTGATGTCCCAACGCTCAACCTTGTCGGCGGGATTGTGTGATTTTGTGGTCATGGTTGATTGTCCTTCAGTTCAATGAGCTTGTCCAAATAGTGCCTGGCTTTTTTGAGGTCGTTGATGCCGCCCTTGTCTTGCCAGCGGGATAAATATTTCACGATGTTTCCTTCGAAGTAGCCAAGTTGGTTGGCCGCGATGAAGTCCCACGGCTGAATGGGTTTGGCCTTGTAGTGGTCGCCGCCGACCTGGGTGTCGTTTGCTTTGGTCATGCGAACACCTTATCACCGGCATGGTTCCATGCTGCCTTGGATTCGTAAAAGCGCCAGGTCTTGGTGGCGTCCTTGTCAAATGTCTGGGTGCCGTTTGGCTCGCCAGTCATCCATGAAAAAAACTGGACTGTGACACGATCTTGATCGCGACTCAAAACCATGCCCTGCTTTTCGATTTGGCCGGTTTGACTGATGGTGTGAAAAAACTTTTTGGTTTCCGTTGTCATGTTAGTGATTCCTTACATTGATGTGAATAATCTGCCTTTTTTCGCCGCATCCCGGTTGCCCCTTTCCCCTTCCCTATAAGGGGAAGGGGAGGGGAGGGGCATATTTCCGGGCTTTTGCCCCTTTTGCCCCTTTCACCCCTAGGGGCAGCGAGGGGCATTAGGGGCAAGATTTCCCCCCGTTCTTTTGCATCATCATGGCGCTGACTTGAGCGTCATTGATGAAAATCCAGCCATGTTCAAAAGCCTGCAAAACCTCTGCATTGAGCATTTCCAGGATCAATGATCCTGGCCTGGATGCCTCTGTTTTGTTCCTGGCTGTGCGCTCAGTAGACCCGTTTTTTACCAAAAAGTCTTTGAGGGCTGATCGGCTAATGTAGGGAAAACCATTACGCATTTCGGCTTTGCTGTCCCACCATGATCGCTCAATGGTGCGCATGTTTTCGTCATGCTTTGTTGGTTTTTTGTGTGGATTTGTGGCAATAGCTTCTTCATCTGGAACAGCCACGCAAGTGGTGGCTGGGCTGCCAAACTTGGTGGTGCCCATCTCGATGATCTCCAGCTTGAAGTAGATGGTTTCGCCTTTGCTGGGGAGTTCGCGTTGCTTGGTGACGGTGACTGAGCGGATGCCTTCTTTCTCCACCACCTCAATCTCGGTGTCGATGTGGGCGCGGATGCCTGACCAGCCCCGTGCGCCCTTGGCTGCGTCTTTGCCGTTGTGGTGAATGATCATGAGGGCGGCACCTGTGGCCGTGGCCACCTGGTCAAATCTGGCCATGACTGGCCCCATGTCCTCGCCGCTGTTTTCGTTGGCCCCTGCGCTCATTCTGGCCAGCGTATCGCCAATGATGAGCCGCACGCGCTGGCCTTTGATCTTTTCAATGGCCCGGACCAGCTCAATGACGTCATGGGCGTCTTGGTCGCCGTTGTAGAAGTTCATGGGCACCGGGACCATTGCAAGGTTGGCCAGGTCACAGCCGTGATACTTTTTGATGGCCTGCATCCTGGATCTGATGCTGCCGGGGGCTTCGCTGGCCAAGTAGATGACCAAGCCGGGGTCGGTCTTGAGGCCGTAGCAGTCCGAGCCCGTGGCTATGGCTGTGGCCACTGAAAGCGCCCAGAATGTTTTGCCTGAGTTGCTGTCACCGTAGACCACAACCGAGCTGCCAATGGTCATGAGGCCTTCGACCAGCTCGTCTGGTGCTTCGTAGTCGCTGCCCAACTGATCGCCAAAGATGACCTTGAGCTTGTCGATCACGGCCGATCCGGTTTGCTGAACCAAGAGCGCCATGAGGTCGTGCCCTGCCTGGGCGTAATCATTGGCGTCCATGCCTTCGATGGGTGGCATGATGACTTTGGCCCCGTACTTGGCGCTGGCCTGGTCTGCGTAGCGTTGGCCAACGCCGTGTTTGTCATGGTCTGCCACGATAACGATGTCCTGGGTTGCGCCGTACATCTCGCGCAGGCTGGCGATGACCGGCACGAGGCTGCTGGCGCTGTAAGCCACGATGCAGGGGCGGTTGGTGGTTTCGTGGATGGTGGCAGCGGTGGCGAAGCCTTCGGCCACGTAGAGGGTGCCTGGCTCATCCAGTGAGCCTACCATCCAAAATTTGCCGCCCGACTTGCCGCCTGGGTGGTAGAGCTTGCCGCCGTCCTCATCGATGTATTGCAGGGTGCTTAAGGTGCCGTCCTGATCGTAAAGGGGGGCCATCAATCGGCCGTCCCCGGTGATGCGCACGCCGTGGGTCTGAATGCCCTTGCGTTTTAGGTAAGGGTGGTCTGGGTGAGCTGCGCCGCCACTGAGCCAAATCTTTTCCACCGTCTCGCTGGCCACTTGGTGCTGGCGCTCTTGGGCGGCTTCGCGCAAGACCTTGGACTCGTTGATGCGCCTGGCGTGGGCCATTTCCTCAAACTCGGTGAGCTTGCGGCCAACGTCTGCACGCCATGTCACCTCGATGCCTGCACGCCAGCAGCCAAAGCGCCCTGCTGGTATGCCATCGCCAAACACCAGATACCAACCCGGCTTGTCGATGCCTGGCGTGCCCTTGGTGCCGGACTTGAAGCGGTGAATCTTGCCGTCCATCTCAATGTGGTCTGGCGGCTCAAGGCCTGCGGCTTTGATGGCATCAATAAGCTGCGCCTCTGGTGGTGCAAGCAGTTTCTCTGGTGGCGGTGACCAAGGGCCGCCGAGGACGTTGGAGAGGTCAGCCATGTGTCACCTTGCGGCTTTCCAGGTAGTCTGAGAGGGCCTGCAAGACTTTGTGTGTGGGGTTTGCGTTGGGGTCATCGCGCACCTTGCGGATGGTGTTGTAGTGAATGCCTGTTGCGTCTGCCACCTTCATGGGCATGCGGTCATAGAGGGCGTGGCGTATTTGCTCAAGGGTCATCATGTGGGTTTCTCCTGTTGAAAAAAAATCTTTCGATGTGTGAATCTTACCCTAAAAAATGGTTTATGATTCGATCACACCACAAACAGATTTCCTGACAGTGGTGCAAAAAGGAGAGCCAGATGGCTATCAATTTGAAGACGACCGGCAGCTTGTCTGCCAATGGGGTGAAGCTGCTTGTGTACGGCCAAGCTGGCGCGGGTAAGACCACGCTGGTCAAGACACTGCCACAGCCGATTGTGCTTTCGGCCGAAGGTGGTTTGCTGTCCATCCAGGACGCAGACCTGCCCTACATTGAGATCGCGTCGATGGACGATCTGCGTGAGGCCTACATGTGGTTGACAAGTAGCGCAGAGGCCGCCGGGTTCCAGTCCGTGGCCTTGGACTCAATCTCGGAAATCGCCGAGGTGTGCCTGAACACCGAGAAGAAGGCGAACAAAGACCCACGGGCCGCCTATGGTGCAATGCAGGAGCAGATGGCCGACATCATTCGTGCGTTCCGTGATATCCCTAAGCATATCTATTTCACAGCAAAGTGTGAGAAGACGGCTGATGAAACCGGTCGGATTCTTTATGCGCCTAGTATGCCTGGTAACAAAACTGGCCAGCAGTTGCCGTACTTTTTTGATGAGGTGCTTGCTTTGCGTGTCGAAAAAGATGCCGAAGGCGTGGCGCAACGTGCGCTGATGTGTGACTCGGACGGGATCTGGCAAGCCAAGGATCGCTCCGGCAAGCTTGACACTTGGGAAGCACCAGACCTTGGTGCCATCATTCGTAAGATTGGGGGTTGATCATGGCAAAAGTTCAACAAGCATTTCCCACCATTATTAACAGCGAAGTAATGCGTGGCATGACATTGCGTGATTACTTTGCTGCGGCCATTATCACAGGCATTTTTGCCCACCGTGACAATGTGTTTAATACGCACCTTATGAACGCCACTGAAGCCTATCAAATGGCAGATGCAATGATGCGCGCAAGGGAGGAAGTATGAACCTTTACCAACGCTGGCTTGACGCCAAGAAAGCAGAGAAAGAAGCACTTGATCTGCGTCGTGCGATTGAAGACGAACTGGTCGCTGCACTTGGCATTGCCAAGACCCTTGACGGTACTCAGAACTTCGAGACCGAAGGCTACAAGGTCAAGGTTGTGGGGCGCTTAGATCGCAAGGTCAATGCCGACAAGCTCCAAGACCTAGCAGCAGAGTTTGGTTTAACGCAGCACCTATCCAGCCTGTTTCGGTGGAAACCTGAAGTCAATGCCTCGGCATGGAAGTCAGCAGATGTAGGTATCACAGAAGTTTTGCAAGACGCAATAACGACTAACAACGGTCGCCCATCTTTCACAATCACTAAGGAATAAATATCATGGCACAACTCCTCGAGACTTTCAGCGTTGACTCGCTGCCCACACCCACCAACAACTTCGAGCCATTGCCTGCGGGCTGGTACACCGCGGTGGTCAACGGTGCGGAGATCAAGAACACCAAGGCTGGTACCGGCCAGTACATTGCGGTGCGCTATGACATCACAGGACCCACCCACCAAGGGCGCGTGGTGTTTGGCAACCTGAACATCAAGAACCCAAACCCCAAGGCTGAGGAGATCGGTCGCCAGCAGCTTGGTGAGCTTATGCGAGCAATTGGCTTGACAACCGTGCAAGACACTGATCAATTAATCGGTGGTCAGTTGAGCATTAAGCTTGACGTG